GGTCTACGTACGTGGCGCGTCGTTCGGCAACTCCCAAGGGGCCAATAACGTCACTGTGCTGCACGAGCTGCTGCACGCCGCCACGGTCAAGAAGATCGCACTGGCGCAGGAATACATCAACAAGGGCATCAACCTCAACACTCCGCTGGTACGTGCGTATCAGGACCTGCTCGACACCATGCGGGCAGCGCAGGACCGTCTGATCGAGATGAGCGACAACGGTGAGGTAACCGAGGCCCTTGCTGATTTGTACGACAGCACAGACGGAGACATCGTTGCAGACCCCCGCGAGTTCTTGGCGTACGGCATGTCGGACGAGCAGTTCCAAGAGTTCCTCATGTCTGCCGAGGGTGTGCAGGAAGACACATCGTTCTTCACGCGTTTTGTGGACTCCATCCGCCGCATGTTCGGCATGGACGACTCGGACATCAACGCCCTGTCTGACCTCATCATCGCCACTGACTCTTTGCTTACTTCCCGTGTTCCTCGCAGCGAGAGCCTGCCCGGCACTGGATTGCTGTCGCAGGTCAAAAAGAAGTCGGCAAAGATTTCCGCCGCCGAGCGCAAGCTCCTGCGCAGCAAAGACGCACAGGAAATAACCGACGACATCGGCATACTCACAACACTGCGCGACCCCCAGTTGTTTGTGGATACGCTTGGCGCACTGTGGAGCACGGCTAACGTCAAAAAGCTGCAAGCCCTGCTACCCTCAATCCAGACGAACAACTTGGTGGAGTGGGCACAGAACTTGGGCATACCTGAGCTGGGCCGCACTTGGCGCATGAGCCAAGACATGAGCGCGATGCGCAACAAGATGCTGGCTGCGTCTGCTGCCGTAGTGGACGAATGGCTGAAAATTCAACCCGGTGTAATCGGCAAGCTGCGCGGCAAGAAGAACGAGCTGACTGCACTGGCTGATGTCATGCACTACTCGACCGACCAACGGATCGACCCGACCAAGAGCACCAAGGACCCCGTGCTCAACAAGATGTGGAACGCCCTGAGCCCACAAGCCCAGAAGGTCTACACCGAAGTCCGTGACTTCTACCAAGCGCAGTACGATTTGTACCGTGGGTTGCTCGACGCCCGTATTGCTGAGTCCAGCATTCCCGGCGAGATCGACGATCCAGACACGCCCAAGGGCCAGTTGATGGCGGAGATCAAGAAGGCGTACGAGAATGGCAAGGGCATGGCCCCGTACTTCCCGTTGATGCGCTACGGTAACTTCTGGGTGCGCGTCGGCAGCGGCAAGTCCAAAGAGTTCTACATGTTTGAGAGCCAAGTGGCTCGGGAGCTGTTCATCAAGAAGCGCTTGCGCCAGTTGCAAGACGCTGGAGATAGCCGCACTGAAACACAGATGCGTGAAGACCAAGACCTCGACAGTGGTAACGAGCTGTCCGGTCTGCGCAAGTCCAGCATCGAGAACAGCACCATGCTCAAGAACATCTTTGAGCTGCTCGACGTGCCCGGGGCCAATCAAGACATTGACGCGCTCAAGGACCAGATATACCAGTTGTATCTGACCACGATGCCGGAGAACAATTTCCGCAGGCAGTTCATCCACCGCAAGGGCACTGCTGGTTTCTCTGGTGACGCACTGCGCAACTTCATCACGTCGTCCGTGAACATGGCGAACCAGTTGTCGCGGATCAAGTACGGCTACCAGATGCTCAACTCCATCGACACTGCACAAGCGTCGTTAGATGGAAACCCAGACAAGCCACGGCTGGAGATGCTGGTCAAGGAGATGGGCAAGCGCATCGAGATGGACGTGTACCCGCAAGTGGACAGCCCGTTCCTGAACACCGCAGCCAACTTCTTGAACAAGTCGGCGTTCCTGTACTTCATGACCTCAGTGAAGACTGCCCTTGTGCAGCTCTCGTCGTTGCCTATCTTCGGTGTGCCTGTGCTCATGTCTCGCCACAACCCGTTGCAGGTGGCCAAGGAGATGGGTCGCTTCATGCTGGTCTACAACCAGTTCGGTGTGGTCAAGGACGGCAAGCTGGTGATGCCGACTATCGAGGCATCCAAAGAGATCAACATGAACGCAGACGAGCGTGCGGCTATTGAAGCTATGCACGACCGGGGCATTGCAGAAGTCACGTTGACATACGACTTGATGGACCGGCAAGACAAGCCGACTACCAAGTATTCCAGTGCGTTCAACACCGGGACCAACTTGCTGGGTGCACTGTTCCATCACACCGAGCGTATCAACCGCGAGATCATCTTCATGTCTTCGTTCCGCTTGAGCCGCAACGAGGGGATGAGTGTTGAGGACGCCATCGAGCAAGCGGTAAGCGATACGCACACAGCCCTTGGTAACTTCACAGCCCAGAACCGCCCACGTATCATGCGAGCCCCAGCCGGGCGCGTGCTGCTGCAGTTCAAGATGTTCCCGATGTTCTTGTCTACCTACCTGCTGCGTAACGGGTATCGCGCTACTGCCGGTATGGACGCAGCTACAAAGAAGGAAGCGCGGATTCAGTTGATCGGCACTCTTACCATGTCAGCCTACCTTGCTGGCTACGTTGGTGTTCCCGGTGCAAGCATGGTGCTTGGTGCTATTCAGGCGTTTATCAATTCGATGCGGGACGAGGACGAGGAAGATGATCCACTGGAGAAGCGCGACTTGGAGTTCTGGTTCCGGTCGGTGTACTTGCCCAACCTGTTCGGTGATGTGAAGATCGGCGACCAAAAGCTCGGCGAGGTCATAGACGCAGGTGCTCTCGATTCGCTCACTGGGTACGACATGTCCAGCAGCATGTCCATGAACAACATGTGGATGCCCGAGCTCAAGGAGCAGAAGACTGCACAGGCCACGATGATGGACTACGCCATGTCTCTCTTAGGGCCAAGCGCAAGCCTGTACCTCAAGCAGTTCCCTGCAGCCTACGATGACTTCGCCGCTGGCAGAACGCTGCAAGGGTTTGAGAAGCTGTTACCCGCCGCGCTGAGAAATCCCGTGGTTGCGTATCGGTACTCACAAGAAGGTGCGCGTACTTCCACCGGGGCTGTGCTCAAGGAAGCCGATGAGTTCACAAACGGGCAGCTTGTTGCTCAGGCTCTGGGTTTCCGTACCGAGGGTCTGGCCGCTGTGCAAGAGGCAAACTTCAAAGCCGAGGCGATACGCCAGAAAGTTGTGCAGGAGAAGGGCGCAGTACGTACCCGTCTGGACCGCGAGCTGGAGTTGGGTTCCGACGAGGGTGTGGACGACGCGATGGAGAAGCTGCTGAAGTTCAACGCCAAGAACCCGCAGTCGGCGATCAAAGCCAATGAGCTGCCCAAGCAACTTCTCAACCGCGCCAAGCAACGTGCGATGTCCGATCGCGGGTTCAAGGTGGACAAGGACATGTACCCCTACCTCGCCGAGCTGCTCGACCTATCGCGTGAGAAGATTGAGCGGGAAGCCGCCAAGCCCGAGGAATAAAAAACCCCCGGGCTTGCCGGGGGTGAAAGGGAGTTTCCAGCAGAAGGAGCTAACTTCGTTGGAAGCGTTGGCAACTGCGATGTGACCAACAAAATAAGTGTAGCTCAAACGCGCCACACTCGCAATCCTTTGATGCCGTCCTCGACTACCACCTTCGTGACTACCTCCATGCGTAGGCGTCTGGCTACGCGAGCAACTGTTGTGCGAGCTGCCACGGAGTCAATGCAGGGGACGAAAAACGATCGCCCCTTGCGGAACTTCTGCCAGTTAATCTGGTACGACACTGTCTCGATCTTCATCGCTTGCTGCAGGTTGGTCGATGTGAATAAAGTCGAAGTTCTCGGCGTTGAAGCGTAGCACGCGCACGGCAGGAGACAGCACTTTCATGCCCTTGGCCATCCGCTTGTTCGTTGCTTCTTTGAAGGCCCCGGTGGTCGTGAGCTCGCGGATGGTGTCCTTGTAATTTATCTGGTACTTGACGCAGTAGTCCTTGAAGCTCTTAGCAGCGATGAAGAGTTCCTTTGTATCTGGCTCGTAGCGTACCAGTAACTCTCCCTTCGGCTCCATGAGGGGCAGCGACGTCAGGTTTGTCCGGGCGTCGGTCAGGCCGTTGACCACCAGCGTGTTGGCCATGTGCGCGTTGATGTATTCACCAAGGACAGACGCAGTTGAGTTGAACTCCGCAGGCTTCACATCGCCGCGCATCTCGTTGAGCATTTTGATTGTCCACTCGTAGATGGCACGCATGTCGTAGTCGTGGAGCCCGAGGTTCTTGGCGATCAAGCCACCCGCAATGTTGCAAGCCGCTGTGGCCGACCAAAAGCGTTCTTTGGCTGTGACCTGCAGTTCTTTGTCGATGCGTGCTTGGACTTTTCGGACCAAGTCGGTTGCCGACTCCAAGTTGTTGACAAGCCATTGCAGGTAGACTTCCCCGGCGTGGCCGAAGTTCTGCATCAACTGGTGGTCAAACATGTGCTTGCCCTCGGCTACCGAGATAACTGTGGTGGGGGCAATCTTGTACTCAAGCAGACGCATGTTCTCGCCGTCGGGGGAGTTCTTGGCCGCGCCCAGTTTTTCGTAGAACGATGCGTTCGACGAGGTGAGCGTGATGCCCTGCCACTTGGTGTTGTTGATCCGCATCTCGTTGCTCTGCGACTTCATGCGGTCTTTGCCTCGGCCTTGGCTGATACCGTAGATCAGGTCGGAGAACTCCATTGCCGGGATGTTCGTGATCTCGTCGATCGTGTTGGCCAAGTTGTTCATGACACCGAGGCGGAACATCTTGGAGTTGGCTGTGTCTTTCCAAATAGACGCAAGCTCAGAGGGGTGCCCCACTATGCTGTTGCACACGTACAGTGTGGTTGACTTGCCCGTACCGGAGTCTTTGTGGATCAGGTTGATGATCGCGCCCTTCATGCCGGTGAACTTCAGAAGCGGAGAGCCAAAGCCTGTGAGTGCAGCAAACGCATTGGGCTCCAGCCCCGGCCTGTTGTACATGTTGAAGACTTCCTTCCAAGCGTCCATGTTCCCTTCAGTGCGGATGTTGGCTGAGATTTCTCTGGTCGTTGCAGACGGAGGGCTGTAGAACACGCCGTCCTTGGTAATCTCCCGGTCTCCCAAAATGAACTTGCTGTCGTCGTCGATCCACCCAAATTGTGTCCTCATAATTTCAGCTTTCTTTTTGAACTGCAGGTTCTTGATGAACGTAGTCAGGTAGTTCGACAGGGAAGTCATTTGCTTCGTAGTCGGCACCACGCCGTAATGCGCCAGAACCTCACGTAATTTTTCTTTGACCACGATGGCCGTTGCGGGGACGGCAAACTCTTTGACCCCGTCTTGTGGCAGGTGCAGCCGCATGAGTGCGACCTCGCCCATCTCTGAATGTTTCATGCGCTTGACCACATACAGGTCGTGCTCGTACACAAGTGTCGGCTCTTCTTCGTCGTCTTCCGCCTTCTTGTACACACCGCCGTTCTTGCCCCGGAAGTAGGGGAACGGATACTCTGGAATCCGTACCGTCTCAACAACGCCGTCTTCATCCTCGACATCAACTTCGCCGTCGTCGGCTTCGGCTATCTCCATACCCAGAACGATTGGGGACTTGATCTTGCCGTCGTGGGGGCATCCAGCGCAGCCGCTTGGGTTAAGCTTCTTGAACGTGGCGCAGTGGTGTGGGCCACCGCTCTTTTGTAGGTTAGCCAGCTTGCGGTCTACCTCGGCAGCGTCGTAGCCTGCGTATTGGTCCGACAGTTTGTGCGCAGCCCGTGAGCCATCAATGCAGTGCGCAGCGATCGACAGCGCGGAGAACCACAGGGGCTCGTCCACATCATTCTGGTTTTCGTAGCAGTGCAGCAGTTGGTTGCATCCGTCGCCTTGGGCCGATCGAATCATGATGGTCTGAAACTTCTTGACCTTGTTGCCCATCAGGGCTTCCATCATGGGACTGACCGCACGCGGCAGGAAGTCGGGGACGGTGTCTTTTGGCTCGGGGGCTCCGAGCAGCTCCTTCATTTCTTCGTACGTAAACCGGGGGGTGTCTGTGTTCCACACTTCAACAGACTTGGGGTTTGCCTTGTCCTTGAAGTTGAACGAGCTCAGTGGGCGCAGTACCCGCGACGCCTCGAATACGGACGGGTCAACGATCAGGTTGTTTTCTTCGCACAGCTCACGTAGGCGTTGCGACAGTGGCTCCCACTCGCGGCGGGAGATTGTTTTATCAAGCAGCCAGTAGGCATGTATGCCGTTACCGGAGTTGACCAGAATGGGTTTGGGTAGGCCGACTGTCTTGCAAAAACGGGAGAACTCAGAGAGTCCGATCTGTTGGTCGAGGTAGCCCTTGATGATGCCCTTCTCGTCGGGCACGCCCTTTGTGGGGCCGCAGTCGATGTCCATCCACAGTGCTTTGAAGAACTTGGCGTTCTCATGCGTGCGGTTGTTCTCGGGGCCAAACTTGGCGCATCCGAAATAGGCGTCGATTTTGTTCTGGACAAACTCTTGGATCAGCTCCTCAGCTTCTTCTCGCGTGTCTGCAAACCGCTGGTCTGCGTACCGACTAATCCCCATCACGCAGTACCGGCCTTCTGGCGGCAGCACTGCGTCTAGCAGGTCGAAGTTGTACATGGGTCAATCTAGCCAGTTGTGAGTTTTGTTTTTCAGCGCGGCGATGTGCTCGCGGATGTACCCATGCCGAGAAGGTAGGGGGACACCGTCCCCCTTGAACCAGTTGTAAATCGTCATGCGGCTCACGCCGAACGCAGACGCTACGCGATCTACACTTACGTTGGCACGGATGCACTCACGGCCCAAGGCCACACCCAGAGATTTGGCACTTGCTTGTCTGTTCGCTTGCACCAAGCTCTGGCTGTAACCGTGGCTCATGATTACTCCTCTTTAGTCCATGCGTCGAGCACAGAGTTCAGGTCCTTCTTGCCTTCGGGCGCAGGTGTTGCGGCCTTCTTGCTAGGGCGAACTGTTGGCTCGGACTTCGCAGCTTCTTCTTCTTCGTCCATCAGCTCACCCATCGGGCGGGTTTGCTGTGCAGGGGCGGCAGCTTTGGGGGCTTCCAACTTCTGCTGACGGCCAGACGCATCCGCTTGGTACGGGGTCATCACAACCATCTTGTGCACTTCAGGCTTCTGCACGGCTGCGCTCGTGACTGCGTACTCGTTCTTGTTGATGAACCGCGCTGGAGTGAACAGCACCGACTGGTTGTCGTTGTCTTCGTTGAAGCTGATCTGGGTAACGACGTAGTCCAAGCTCTTGCCGTTGTTGGCCAGATACTTCGCGTAGTTCTCGAACGTGTGCGCGTTGTCGGCACCGCCTTCGCCAAACAAAGACTTGGATGCCAAGTTCATCTGGTAGACCTCGCCCTCAAGCGATGTGCCGAAATCTTCTTCGAGCACAAGAGCCAGTCGGCGGGAGTAGCGGCACGACTTGGAGTTGCCCATACCCGAACCTTTGATGTTCTGTGGGCAGGCATCGCAGCGAGCTGCTTGTGGGTTTTGTGCACCAGCATCTGGTGCTGCGCCGTCATTGCTGAAGCAGTCAGGTGCGCTAGGCTCAGCATCTGGAGTCCATTGTTTGGCGTAGAAGATACGTCCGACTTTGGGGGATGCGCTGACCACGATGGCGTTGAGGTTGCCCTTGATCTTGCCCATTTCTTCTTTGCCGACAACCTTGCGGAAGATGCCGTTTTTGGGCACGATGCGCTTGACGCCGGAGTTACCAGCCAGTTGCTTGGTGAGGTCACTGACACCGGCAGTTTGCAGGAAGTCGGGGAGGCTTTGGTCGATCACTGTAATGTTGCTCATTTTCACTTTTCCTTAGAACGTCTAACAACCACGGTATATTGGCTTTCGACATTTAGCCCTTGCGGGTAAACGTCTGGATTCTCTGAGAGGAAGTCCTTCATGTTGGTTTGATGGAGTCTCTTCTCAAGCAGGCCGAATGCACCTTTCTCCTCGATGAAGCGGTACATTGAATCCCAATCATTCGTCCAGTACCGTGACTTCACTGAGCGGATGATCGTGCCGTGCGGGGTGCGGATGCTGTCGGCATCCATGTCTTTGCAGATGTCCAGCATCTTTTCAGCCAGAAGATTCTGTTGGTCTTCGAGGTCTTTGTCGCCAGCCTCGAATTGTTTTTTAAGTTCGGCGCGGTGGTCGCGAATCTTGATGTAGACCGCAGCTAGATCGCTTACGCTGCGATCTTCGGAGGGAGTTCCCCCCTGAACTTCATCGTTCATATCAGCTCCTTCGTGTTGTGGTGAAGCTATTATATGGCTTCTGTTGACACTGTCAAGCGGTCATCAGAAATTTCTTCACGATAAAGATCAATTATTTTTGAGTGGTTGCTGATGTTGTTCTGCAACATGCTGTAAAGGCGCTGCTCGACTGCACTGCCCTTGATGTGCACCACTGTCATATTGTTCTTCTGACCGGGTCGGTCAATCCGTGCGTTGGCTTGCAGGTAGGTCTCAACACTGGAGACGGGAGCGTACCAGATAACAGTGTTAGCCGCAGTCAAGGTTAACCCGTGGGAGGCCGCTTGCGGCTGGATGATGAGCACCTTTGGATCAGTCTGGTTCTGGAAGCGGTGCACTGCCTCACTGCGCTTGTTCAAGCTCACCTCGCCGTTGATCACGTCGCAGGTTATGCCGTTCTTTTCGAGGTGCGTCTTCAGCAGGTTGATGGTGTGCGTGAACGGCACAAAGACGAGCACCTTGTGTGACGACTCCTCGATCACTTCCTGCACCACGTTCAGGCGGTTTGACACATCAAAGTCCACCACCTCGCCAGTGTCGGTGTAGATGGAGCCACAGGAGATTTGCAGCAGCTTGTTGATTGCCACTGCTGCGTTAACCGCAGAGATTTCTTCACCCGCAGCTTCGATCATGAGCTGCGACTTGAGCAGCTTGTAAAACCCGAGCTGTTGCTTTGTCAGCGGAGCGTCACGCTCTACGAACGTAACTGGTGGCAGGTCAAGACACTGGGACTTCTCAAACCGAATCGCTGGCTGCAGTGCTTTGTGCACTACGTGGATAGCCGTTGGTTTTGGCACCCACTTGTACATCGTCATCTTGTTCATGACGGAGTCGCGAAACTGCCCAAAGAACGGGGGTACGCCTGTGGGGTTCACCAGTTTTGCCAAGCCATACGCGTCGGCGGGAGACTGCGCAGCGGGTGTGCCTGTCAGCATCCACAACCCCTTGATCTTCCGGTTGATGTCGCGCAAAACCTTCCAACGATCTGTCTGCGCGTTTTTGTACGCAGACGCTTCATCTACAACGATCAGATCGAAGCCTCCGTTGATGACCTCGTCTTTGACAATACCGAGCCCATCAAAGTTGATGATGACAAACTCGGCGTTGCCGTTGACGATTTCTTTGCGCTTGGTCCGAGACCCATGGGCTACGGCTACAGTGCGATGCAGAGCAAACTTGAACAGGTCGTTCTGCCACGCTGGCTTCATGATCGACAGGGGGCACACAACCAAGACACGCTTGATTGCACCCACGTTCATGAGGTAGTCGGTCGCCCAAATCACTGATGCTGTTTTGCCAGTGCCCTGCTCGTTGAAGCAGAACGCTTTGCGATTACTAACAAGGAACTCGGCAGTTAACTTCTGATGGTCGAACGGTTGAAACCCGTGAGGGCGGGGCCATTCATATTCTGATAGGTTCATTTTGCTTTGCGCTCTTTCGTGCTGGTTTGGGAGACGAGGTCGTGGCCGGAGTTGCGCTTGAACGAACGGTTAGCTGACGCAGGTACAGCACGCAGGTTTGACTTGGTTGTCGTGCCGCCGTTGGACAGGGCCTTCTTGTGGTCCACGTCCTTGCCGTCGCCTTTGCTGACTTCGCCAGCGGCTTCCATGAGCCGCCGCGCTTTGTTGCGCTGTGCTCGCTTCTTCTTGACAGCTTCAGTGCCGTCATACTGCTCGTACTCTTTTTTGTACGGGCGGGGTTTGTTTACGTAGGGCATGTTGGCTCCTTAGTATTTGTCCATTTGTTCTTTGACGACTCGTCTTACCGAGTCTCTAAACTGCGGGCTGTGTAGCAGGTTTGCTTGCATGTGGGTGTGAAGCATGCTTGAATAGTTCTGCATCTCAGCGTAGATCGTATCCACGATCAGTCGCTTCACGTCGTCATGCAGCTTGATATACGCCGCTGCTTGGGTCTTGTCTTCGTCTGTCATCAATCACTCCTGTTGTGTTCACATTGTTTGACGGGGCAGAACCGGCACAGTGGTCCGGTTATGGGGTTCCAAACGCCATTCTCCATCGCTGCTTCGATCCGGGCAAGGTCTGGGCGTAACTTTGCTACGTAGGCTTCCTTCAGGTCTGCGACGTGCTCGGCGCGTACGAATTCTTTGCTCACCACAAACAGCAGGGCCGACTTGATCCGCGTGATCTTTGGGAAGTGGGCGAATATGGCAGCGGCCACCAAGTCCAGTTGCTGCTTGTCAGCGTAGCGAGCCGACCTGCTAGTTTTGTAATCCACAGAATACGCAAGGCCCTTGGCCTCGTCGATCGCAAGGAAGTCCGCGATGCCCCGCCACCAAGCATTCTCGGCATCGAACGCGCAGGGCTTGAGGTCTTCGGTCAGGCCCATCTCAAACTCGACATGCTTCTCGCCGGGTATGGCAGCAAGCGTATCCAGAAACGGCTGCATGAACGCAAACTTCTCGGGTATCGCCGTGCCGTCCTTGACGAAATCCTCGGCGGCTTTGTGCACCGCTTGGCCGTACATCGTCGCCACGGTGGGCGCGTCTTTTATGTCCCTCGCCACCTTCAAGTGAAAGTATTTCTTCGGACACTGCTGGAATGTCTTCAGGCTGCTGTACGACCATTTAATGCTCATGTGTTGAGTCCTTTCATAACCAAAAGTGTTGTGAGTGCTTGCGTAAGCGATTGATCCTCGGGCACGATAAACATCTCGGTCGTCCAGTCAGGTCCGTGGTTGTTGGGCTTGTACGTAGAGACCTCCAAGATGCGTCCGTTCATCGCCTTCATCACGCCAATACGGAACGAGGGGATGCTGTCACTGCGCACGGTTTCTAATTTGCCACTGCTTAGCCCCCGCATGTCTTCATCGCGTAACGCCCATTGGATTACTCGGTTGAGTAGTTTTCTCATTAACAATCTCCGTAACTTTTACCAAAACCGGACTCACAGTTTAGCGGGAGTTCGGGTCCCCATAACGGGCGTATCTTCATGCAAAGCTCAACGTACTCCTGCGCACGTTCAGCTTCTGCCTCGGGCACGATACAGGCGATCGCGTCATGCACCGTCATGACCACTTTGTATTTCTTGGCAACCATAAGCATTTGCTCGCCGATGATGATCCGCGCAAGGGCTTGGCACACGTTCTCCACCACCTTGCCGCCGTAGATGCGGTTGGGGATGATGGCTCGGCCCTTCTTGGTATCGTAGACGTACTCGGGCTTGCCGTCTTGCTCGTTGGTGGCCCAGCGCAGGTTGGGATACTTCAGGTACAGACCGTTGGGCAGGCGTACGCCCTTCGTGCCATCTACCTTGAGCAGACCGCCTCGGCCAAGTTCGGTTAGCTGGTCGCCAATGACTGCACCGAGGATGCCGTTGGCGGCTCTCCACAGCTCCGTGATCTTCGGGTACGTCTGGCGGTACGTGGCAATGATGCGTTGGGCTTCTTCCAGTTCAACATCCACGCCAAAGTTTTTGAGCTGCGCCTTGAACTTAGCCGCTCCCATGCCGTACCCCGCCCCAAGGATCGTCGTTTTACCAACGAACCGTTCGTCTTTCGTAATCTGCGATACATCCTTGCCGTAGATAGCAGATGCCATGATTTTGTAAACGTCCTCGCCACGATCGAATGCCTCCACCAAGTCGTCTTGCCCAGCTAGCCATGCCAGCGTACGCGCTTCAATCTGCGAAGAGTCCGAGTCGATCATCATGTATCCGTCTGGGGCAATGATTGCCTTCTTCAGCGGAGAACTCCTCGGCAGGTTTTGCAAGTTGAGTTTGTCGTCCCCGCCCCAACGCCCGGTGTGTGCGGCGTAGTAGCGCAGTGGTACGGGCAGCTTGCCTCTTGCAGCGATGGAGATGAAGCGGTCGGTGCGGGTCTCCTCCAGTGTGGACTTTGTGCCAAGCCTAGCAGCCACAAGCGTTTGAACCGTCACGTCTTCGTGGTCCAGCAGCGCCTTGAACTCCTCGTCGTTCTTGGCAAAGGCGTAGGTCTCTTTGCCGGTTGTCGCACTGATCTTCATCGGGGGCACAACGCCATGCGCACGCAGCAGCTCGGCAAACTTCGGGTTGCTCATCAGCTCTTCTTTGCTGTGCACGATGGTGTCCATCAACGCCTGCTTCTTATCGCGCACGGAGATGATGTGGTCGGCGAGCACTTTGGTGTCCAGCTCCAGCGTGGGCTGTGTGTACATGCGCAGCGTCAGGTCAATCAGGCGCAGCTCCGTAGCGGGGAAGCCCTGTGCCATGTGCCGGAACAGTTGGTACGTAATGGCAACGTCGTTCTTGCAGTACTCTCCGTACGTGGCTAGGTGCTCCGGTGTGAAGTCAGCCCGGTGGAACCCTTTGGCATCGTTGACCTCTGTGCCCTTGACGCCCACGTTGTAGTGCTCCGCAAGTACCTTCAAGCTGCCGCCCACCTCAGTGCCGTGCAGTGCACGCCCCATGCTCAGTGTGTCGAGCAGTCCCTTGGGGTGTATGTCGAACAGCCAGCCCATGATGGCCCCGTCGAATGCCGTGTTGTGCGCCAGCATCAACGAGTTCTCCCAGTCGTACTGCTTGAGGAACTTCTCGGTCTGCAACATGGAGCCGCTGAACCAAACTGGCTCGCCGTCATCCTCCTGCACTGATACACCGACCACTTCAAACTCGGAGCCGCGCACGTACTCCTCGGTGGTCATGCGGCTCAGGCTGTACTCGGTGGAGTAGAAGGTCTCGAAATCGAGTGTGATGATTTTCACTGCATGCACTCCGCTATTACGTTTTTGAGGTAGTCGAGGTTGGTCTCGTTGATGATGCAGGTGTAGCCACCTGCCTTGTTGATCTCGCTGAGGTTCTTGAGTTGCAGGGCTGTTGCTTGCCCCTTGCCTGCCTTGGCTTCGATAGCCACGAACTTGCCGTTCACGCAGCACAGGAAGTCAGGCACGCCGCTGTTGCCGTAGCCAGTGCCGATGGGCATGGCGTAGTAGACGTTGTGTTCGGTCAGAATCTTTTTGATCTTGGCCTTGACCTTGGCCTCTGGTGTCGTTGCCATCAGTCAACCCATTCCATGAACGTGTTGCCCTTGTGCTGGAAGATAGCCAGCCGGAACGTCTTGTCAGGTGTTGAATTCTCTTGGGCGCTGTAGCTGCACTGCTCGCAAGTAAACTCGATCAGCATGCCCTGTCGGGCCGGGCTCGGGTTGCAGGTGTCTTGTGAGGGGAACTCGGTTGCTTGTACACTGCGTCCGTCTTGCGCTATCACCGTGGTGGTGTGTGCGCTTTCGCCGCACACAAATATCGTGACGTTCTCTTGGTGGATATTGCCGCCTTGTCCGCACGGGCAAATCAACTCGCCGTAGTTCTCGCTGTCCACCACAGCGGGGTTTAAACCGAATGCCATCTAATGCTCCAATTTGTTTAGGGAACGGTCATAATACCATCGCTCTTTACTTTGTCAACACCCAGACGAAAAAAAGCCCGCACATGGCGGGCTAGTGGTTTCCCTAACAATGTTAGGCGTTAGATACCGAGTTCGCGCTTGAGATACCACAGCGCCTTTTCTAGGTCTTGCCTGCGGTTGCCCTTGTGGTCTGAGCGGGTGATGTACTTGACCACGTTGCCGAGGTTGTACCCGAGCTCTTTGGCTTCAATGAAGTCGATGGTCTCGATACCACCGTACTTGTAGTGTGCAGGGTGGTTCACGGGGTCGTGCTTGGGTTCGATCATTTCAATCTGCGGGTTCACGATGGGTTTGCTGGACGTTACGACCTGCGTTGCCTCCCACTTCTTCGGCACGGGGCGTGATGTTCTGGGCACCGGCACCGTCTTCTCTCCTGCTTTTTTCATGCCGTACTTGATTACTGATACGTGCTGCGCGGTGGTGTTGAACATTTCGGCTACCTTCTTAGGCATAGCCGTTGGGTTGGCTCGCAGGTACGTGCGGATTTTTGCGGCGGTTGAGTCGCTGTGTTTGATTGCTTTAGGCATTGTTTGCTCCAGTCTGTTGGTTAACGTAGTTCACTAAAATCTCCCTGATCTTGGCTTGTTTTGAGTATTCGTGGTGCTTGTCAAAGTAGTCCAGCACATGCACAGGTAGCCGTAGGCTTGTGCACAGCAGGCGTGGTTTCTTGCCGGGGCCTCGCCCCTTGCGTTCTTTGGTAGGTTCAAGTGCTTCTTTGTTCATAGCAGTGCTTCGAGTTGGTTAGTCGTTGGCTTCTTTCTTTCGACGGTAGACAGGTGCATCAAGTTCAACACCTTCGGGTCGGCCCGATCGAACGGCCACCATGCGTTTGTCACGAGGGCGTGGAGTTGTTCCCGCTGTGACTTGTTCAAGCGTGATGAATGTGTGGGTGTTGCCGCATTCTTTTCTGCGCCAGATTTCATTGGTGTCTTCATTGGTTCTTGTCTCCAGTGTGCGTGTCCATACGCCGCAAATGGGGCATTTCATATTTCATGTTTGTTGAGTTGTGGTTTGATGTGCGGCGTGGCTCGGCTGTAGATACCGAACGCCTTGTAATCTGTGCTTGCCGCAGTACCCTTAGCTCTGAACGCGGCGTCTTGCATGAAGATGCTCGGTTGCTTGTTGTGCGCCCAGTGGAAGGGGGAGTTGGGGTGGCAGTTGCAGGTTTGTTTTTTCATGGTGCCTTTCAAAACGAAACAGTTTAGTGCGGGGTCGTATCGCGTGATTGCAATGGTGTCGATCATGTCTGACCTTGGTTGAGGTTCTTGCGTACCTGCCGAACAGCGTCACGGTTTAAGCCCATGTTGAACACGCTGTTCATACGGAATGTTTTGTTGCGCTTGTGTTCACTGCGCTTGCGGTTCTCCCGGATATCGGGCTTGGGCTTCTTCTTATCTTCCTTGTCTCCAAGCATGAACACCGCCCGTGGGTAGCGCCGCGCATCATCGTGCTCGTAGGTCCAGTCGGCAACGTGGATGCGCTTCTCGCCAGCCTTGGTGCGCTTGTTCATGCGGTTGAGCACAGCATGTGCATCGTAGCGTCCGATGTCGGCGTAGTCGGCAAACTCCTGCGCAGTTATGCGCTTGAACTCCGCGAACGCTTCCAGCGCCTTGATGACATGCATGCCTGTGTTGGTTGTTCCCATTACGCGCTTTTGCTCCTTGCCATATCAATCAATCGGCTCATTTGGTCTGCCCTGAGTGTCACCACCCAAGGGGCCGGGTCAAATACTTTACGCCCGAGGTGGTCGTCCATCGCGCACCCCTGCAGCATTGCCAACAGTACCTTTGCCTCAACGGCGTCCAGAAATTCTTCGTCAGTCATGTGTTTCCCCTGTTTCGGATGGCTTCGGCGCAGTCCAAAGTAGCTGCCTCCCACAAAGATTCGTTATCTAGTGACATGCGCTCAGGAGTGGGTAAGCCATCACACACCTTTGCACACGCCTCACGCTCATCAGCACGGACAAGGGCGACAAAGGCTTTGAGTTCTTGTGGGGTTGAACCTGTCTCGTCGTAGTGGCCGCGAATTGAAACGCCAGCCTCACGGGCCAGTTCAGTCATTGTTCTCATGTGTTCTCCTTAATTTTGGTTGTAAAAGTGCTCTGCCAGTTCACGGGCCTTGTGCTTGTTGACGCCTTCACGGACAAGATTTGCCGTGACCATTTCCATCCATGATGCGGGTGGGGTGGTTGTGACTTTCGGTGTAGCCATCAGCTTGTTGCCGACCCATTCGACAAGGCCAACTTCAAACGCCACAGGCTCTTGCACAGGTGCTGCAAGGGCTTGCTTGAATATCTCATCCACCCGCTTTGCAAACGATGATGTCTCCATGTGGTATTCCGCAATCAGATCATCCAGCGCCAGCTTCAGTGCTTCGTCTTTGGTCATGTGTTCTCCTCACCCATCGGCCACAGGTAGTTGGCATTACGCAAAATGTCATCAGCCAACTTGCGTGCCGCGTCCTCCGGCAGTTGGATAAAAACGCCGCTACTCGTCGTCACGACTACGCAAGGCACGCAGTCTTTCTCATGTGATGCGCCCACGGCGACGTAGTTATTTGCAAGGTTCATAAACAGCTCCTCAATGTCAACAGGCCCAGCATCAACACGATGAAGGCCCACAGTATCCAGATCAACTGCCCGTCAGCCGGGGTTGGTTTGTCTTCGTCTTCGTTCATGCCTCCCTCGCTTTCAGCATGGCATCAGCGAGTGCATAGCAGTGCTTTGCAGTCCGAGAATAGAAGTCGTCTGTTACTCCGATGCCCAAGTTAACAGAAGCAAGGGCTTGACCTGCAAAGTAGTCGCGCAGGGTCATGCCGTTGTGTAACGACTGCACTGCATCTTCTGGGGTTAACGGGTCAATCAGACCTGACGGAAACGCTGGCCCACCTGTGTTTGTATTGCTCATTTGATGATCCTCATAAAAGCGCCGCATCGGGCGCACTTGTACATACCCGACCCAGTGATGGGCTCCCAACGGTGTTTGCAGTCGGTCATTCGCCCCTCCATGAACTCGCCAAGCGTTCTTTCAACAACCCGATGACGGGCAGTGCAATCTCGTCATACACGCCGGGGTCGGTCTTCATGATGACCTCGATCAGGTTGAGGGCAGCTTCCAAGGCTTTGCCGTCTGCATCAAAAATATCTTCGTTGTTCATATTTCTCCTGTTGTTTCTAGTGCATACACAACGCGATCGTGGATGTCCCGCAGAACTCTCTCCATGTCGGCCTTGTTCTGGTAGCGCACCTCGGCAAACTGCCTGACCGTCAGCAGCATGTCAAACGCCTCGTCTGCGTGGATCGCTCGTCGGCATTTGTCAGTGTCTTCGGGGTAGTTGAACTCTAAGATGGCTTTCATTTAAGCCGCCGCAGTGGGTTGATCCATGCGGGTTCTTTGTTCACCACAGGTGGGGGTGTGATCTTCTCGCTGGGTGGACTCCACCCATACTTGCGCCACAGTGCTTGCACGTCCGACCCGCTACTCCATTTGAAGTCGGGGTGGGTCACGGGTATCCACGGGATAGTCGTCTTCATTCGCTTGCTCCTTCTTCGTCTAACACAACAACAAACACTTCGCCGCTTATTCTGCAGCCAGCATTCGTCACCATCTGCCTGTACTCGACCAGCTTCAGCAAACCCAGTCGGCCCCGTATTTGTTCGGGGAGGTCATTATCATCAAACAGTTGTACGTTGTCACCTGTTTTAACTATGTACTTACCCTGATCCAACACTACAAGCGCGGCGTTACCTGCACCGTACTTGCTTCGCACTTCCTCGATAGTGTCTGCATCCAAAATCTCCTTGTCGTACTTCTCTAACATTGTTAGGTTGGCTGGCGCATGCACCTTGGAGAACTCCTCGAACGCTTCGCGAGCGTGGTCCATAACAAACACAAGGGATGCAGTCTCTAGCTTGTACTTGACCCCCTGTATGGCGTGGCTTGATCTGCTCACAGCGGAGTCGATTGCTTGCTTTGCATCAGTTTGCGCTTTCTCAAGTCGCTCGTTGACGTTGCGCTTAACAAAGTACTTCTTGATGGCACCGAGCGCACGCTTGTCATTGCTCGTTCGCATGACCTCTTTGTTTATGCGGTGGTTGGCTATAGCCACGCCGTGGTTACCACGGAAATAATCCGCCTCTATGTACCCCAGCTTCTCACCCTCGCAACTGACGTGGACTGTCTTGGGCGTAACTGCGCTGGTGTCGTTGTAGACAAGGTTCTCGAACTGAAACCGCCATGTCGGGTTGGCCAAGTAGATTGTTTTGAACAGCTCGCCCATCATGGTCGATCTGAACTTGAAATCGCCGCCCCAATTGGGATACCGTTGGTTGATCCGGTCCAGTGTTTGGGGCTCGAACGATACGTTGGGCATGTCGCGTGTGTTGAATATCATTGTGTTCTCCTTACCATTCAAACTTCTTGAGGATGTTGTCCACCTTGGACTTCAGCTCGCTACGTGCATCGCTGCTTTCCTTGATGACTTCTATGTTTGCCCCTAACATTGTTAGCTCTAACTGTCTGCGAGCTTCTTCGAGCAGGGGGTTGTTGGTCACGTTCAGCTTTGTCAGCAGCCCGCATAGCTCCAAAGGGTTACTGATAAGTGAGTCGTGGTAACGCTTCTTGGCGTCGTCGCCTTCAACGTCTGTCAGCTTCTCCGACATGGTTGTCAGCATGGTGTGCAGTCGGTTCCACGGCTCGCGCACTGCGTCAGCCAGTCGCTCCTTGAACTTGTCCTCGAACTCGTCGCGCATCTCTGCCAAGTCATCCGCAGGTATGTCCAAGCGGAAGTCACCTGACTCGGGCATGGGGTTCACTGCTCGGCGAAACCCGAACTTGGCTTTGACTGTCTCCAAGTCTGGGTAGTCCTCGGCCTTGTACATCGTGCCAAGATTGTTGTGCGCCTCGCCCACCAGTCGTGGGTACTCGACAAAGAAGTTGTGGCACATCATGTCGAACGTACGCTCGTAGTCATTCATGGTCTGCTTGTATTCCATGAACAACTTGGTCGGCAGCATGCGCTCGCCTTTGTCTGCCCACGGTAGGGTGTGCTGGTTGTGGTAGAGCCGAACGCGAGCCGCGAACTTCTCGATGTCTTTGCGCAGGCTCGTACCTGCAAACAGATTTTTCTTGGTCTGCGATGCCCCGGCCACTGCCGATGCGTCTGCATTCACTTTGTCCGTAACCTCTCGGTCGATCTTCGACGCAGGCCACACACTGATGTTCAACTCAACTAACACTGCTGATGCACTGATACTCATTTGGTTTCTCCTAACATTGTTACTCGGCCACAAAGAATGACCGTTCCCATTATTTTTTCTCTGGCTTGCCAGCCAGCTTCGCCATGCGATACAAGTCGTCGCTCATAATCTCCATGCCGAACGGCTGATCGTTTGCATATACATGGAACGTGTGGTCAACTCCTTTCTCTGCGCGATCTTCTTCGCTCACCCACTTGCGTTCGTATATCTCAGCACTCTCAAGTGCCGAGGCCAACTGGAATGCTGCTTCCTTGGTCATGACCAGCTTCTTCCAACCTATGTCAACCACAATCATGTTGCTCTCCTCAGTTTTTGATGTGAATTGTTTTGCCGTTTGAAGCGACACTTGTGTTGCCGCCCGTGATAGCCCACATGACCGGAGCAGTCCAGTCACTGCCCCAGTCATTGCCGACATAGCCGTCTGTAAGCATGATGATGCACTCAGGGACAATCTTCTTCTCCTTCAGATACTCAGACATGCAGCTTGGGCTTGTGCCCCCGCCACCCTTGGGTTTGGTAGAGCTAACAATGTTAGATACCTCGGCGTCGGCATACTCCTCGTGCGCCGCCACTTCGCTGTCCCAATAGATCAAGTCAACCTTCTCGGGGTTTACTTCTTCCGCGATACCCTTGACCTCGGACAGAAACTCCGCAAGCTCAGGCCCACCGATCGAACCCGATGTGTCGATACCCACAACGATGTGGCCCACCTTCTCACCCACCATTGATGGCATGTAGATACCTGTGGACAGGAAGCGCCGGTTGACCCTGCGCCAGCTCGATGTGTCCTTGGCTCGGCACACTGCTTTCACATACTCACGCAGCTCCTCGCGCCAGTTGACCTTGGGCTCCATCAAGTCTTGCAACTCGCGGTCGAGTCCACCCGCACCCTTGCCGTTGATCTTCTGGTGTGCCATCAACCCCTGCCGTATCGCTTGGTCGATGTCACGCGCCAGCTCCTTCTTCTGCTCGTCGGTAAGTTCCTTGGCCCCATCCCAGTCGTGGTCGTCGATACCGCCGCCACCGTTGCCCCCACCACTGCCTTCGCCGTCACCGTCGCCGTCGCCTCCGGCATCCTTCTGCTCTTGCTTGAGAATGTCGTACACCTGCTTGGTGTTCATGCCACGGAACCTCTCGTCGATCAAGCCCATCTTCTTGCCAGCGTGTGGCCCATCCCTGTACATAGGCATGGCGATGACGTTCTCGCTCGGGTCGAGGTCCTTGAGCATCAGGTTAATAACGTAGTCACAAGCCTGATTGGTTAAGTGCGCATCTTCGGCGTGTAACTTCGCCCACGTAGTCATGTGGCGGTACATCTTGTGCCCTGCCTCGTGTGCAATCACAAAGGCAAGCTCGGGGTCGCGCAGCTTGCGCACAAACTCACGGCCATAGGTCTCGTCACGACCGTTGGTACATGCAGTCGGCACATCGTCGGCTACCTTCGTCTTGCCCACCATCAAGATGCCTTGCAGCAATGCGAACTTGGGATGTCGCATCAGGGTGATCTTGGCCTTCTGAACTTTGCGTTCCTCTAACATTGTTAGCTCCTTGTTTAAAACTCAATTTCGATATGACGAACGACTCTGAGGATGTAGTCGGCATGGTTTGAATTTCTTTCCTCAATGTCGTCGGTCTCTTCCCCGATACGTGCGAACTCGCAAGCCCACGTACCGTCTACGCACTTCTCCATACTTGTGAACCTCTCCTCGAACTCGTTGAACGCCTGCACTTCGGGGTAACTCTCGTACCACTTGTAGTCGTCCACACGAAACACGAACCCCCACCTGCCCCGTGGCTCCTCCCACTCCTGTTCTAGGCAGTCAGCTAAGTCCTTCGGAAAGTTTTCTTCGACGAACAGCTTCATAAGAGGCCACTCGTCTTTCTTGTTGGTGTAGAACACCGCAGTTATCGCGCTCCTATACCCCATGTCTTGCTCCTAACATTGTTAGCTCCTCATGTGTTGTTTATCTTCCTCTGCTGTTAACAGCAAAGTAACGAATCCGAGCACGGCGTAGTAGTCGTGCCCTTCGTACAGCACCTCTCTCGTTGGTGATGTGTTGATGTCTGGCCTGTGACCCCACCGGATCAGAGTGAACTGATACGGGGGTGCCTTCAGACTAAACACCTGCTGTGCTATGTCCAACTGATAGCTCCAGACAAGTTGCTTGAGTTTGCGCATCTTCCACTCAAGCTCCTCCCACCCAAGCGGATAGTTCTGCATTGCTATGCTTGCGTACAGCATCTCACAGCAGGTCTTGGTTCTTCGCAACCCAGTCCGAGAACGCCTTGCAACTGAACGCAATGGCTTGCTTGGATGGTGTACGTGCGATGTTGATCGCAAAGCATGCTTGCCACTCGGGCTCGAATCGCTCCAGATAGGACATGAACGGGGCGATCGTTGTCTTGTCCACACGGGCGATAGCACCGAACACCACGATGGCACATGCGCCGGGGCTTGTAGGTACAGTCGTAGTCTTTGGCTGCTGGATGGTTGACTCCCACGTAGGCAGTTGATCCGAGAACTCGATGTACGCTTGCATGTCACGGGCTGCACTCTCGCCGATCGCACCAGTCAGCGCGGCGATCACTGCGTCACTGTCGTTCTCTTTGCGTGTCCTAACAATGTTAGATGCAGTCTCAAGTGAGCGTGGTGATACGAACGCTGTCTGTGTCTTTCGTGGGTTGTAGATGTAGGGGTTGTCGCCCTGCCCACCGTCCGTGTAGCTTGCCAGTGCATGAGGGAAACGATTCACCCACGCAATCACCTCGGGCTCGATGCCTTTGTTGATGGCCCAGTCGATCCACTGGTCTGCGTCTGGTTTGCTGATAGTCACCGGAACCAGTCGGTTGCGACTGTGCGCCTTCAGGTTGTCGCCCACACCGTCCGTGCTCAGGTTGCCCGTCAAGAACACGATGGTGTCCTTGGTCAGTGGGATATCGCCGAGCCGTGGGTTGGCCTTCTCAAGCATGGGGTGCAGCATGTTCTTCACTGGGTCAGCACCCTTGGTGAACTCGTCGAGCATGATGACCAGCGGCTTGTTCTCGTGAATGCGGAACCGTGCGTTGGGGTAGTAGCGTGTGGTCTTGGTGTCGTGGTCGATCACAGGCATGGCGATGTCGCCCAAGTCCATGTTCGGTACGTCTATGTACGCATACTCAAAGCCAAGCCCATCGGCAATGTTTTCGAGCAGGGATGACTTGCCGATACCGGGCTCGCCCTGCAACAGGAAGCGAGTGGTTGGGTTGGTGCGGATCAGGTTGGCCGCTTGCTTGAGCGTGATGCTCTTGCCGAAAGATACTTCTGACATTTTGATTTCCTTCTAATGAACTCTGATGGTGTGCCTAACATTGTTAGGCGGTTATGGCGGGACACATTTATCCTCACCAGCTTATATTGTAACACAGATTGATACCTAAGTCAAGTGATTTAGCCATGGGGTCTGACTAAAGCTGAGGATACGTATCTGTCTGTTAGCTGGGCCATCGCTTGCATGGCCCCTTGGTCGTCGCTCTCCGCAGCGATCCACCACATCTGTTTACTACCTCGCCTTTTGGCTATACCCACGAAGTCGTACCATTGGCGCTCAACAACAATGAAGTTGCCGAACTTCCCGCGCAGCAACATCCATTTCTTCTTGCGCCGTGGCATTAGTTTTCCTCGAAGTAGTAGCCGTCATCCTTGTGGACGACCTTGCCCTTGTTCTCGTACACACTCATCAGCCAGCGTGAATACTTGTTGGCTCTCGCCTCCTCTCTCGCTGCGTTCAAGTTGGCCGATGTGTTGCGCCACAGCAGTGCGAACACTGCAATCATGAGCACGTACTCAAGATCAGTGAAGCTCATCTCAATCTCCTTTCGATTCAAACTCTGCGATCAGCATGTCTACCCATGCGTGTCTATGCGCTTGGATGCGGTCCTTTGTGGTGCGGTCACACAGTTCGTATTCGGGTACGCAGCCCCGATCATTGAGCCACCCCTCCATTGTGTACGCACCCTCAAGTCGCGACTCAACGATGTCGGTGCATCGCTCCACATCCTCGTTGGTTATGCGCTTGGAGTGCGCTGCCGCAGTGGTGGTGGCAATGCAGATGAACTTTTCCTTGCCTGAATGGTTGTATGCCTCATGCAAGTCTTTGGCCAAGTTCTCCTTGACCCTCTTGAATACTTCTGATGTTTTCATTTCAACTCCTCGGGTACGTCAACATCATCGCCCAATTTGCTGGCGACATAGCACCGCATGGCTACGAGTAGTCCTATGTTTCCTTTGTGCCTATGCCCAATCGTTTGCGTGTACTGCCCGTTGATACTGGCGGTCATGTTCACGCCCACCCGGTACCGCACAGAAATGCCCTCACGCTCAATAATCGGCCCACCTTGGGACCAGTCGGTTGAGTAACTGGGGAACGGCTCGTCATGGCAAGCCCCTTCAAACCGTGCTTGATGCACCGCCCAATCAAGGGCAGCGCCTGTCAGTTCACTCGTTTTCATTTCATCACCATCACTTTCCTTGTGACTACCTCTGCTACCACAGGAGGTAACACTGTTAGGGGCTCGGACTCTCCGAACTCATCGCGCAGTCGTGTCCACACCGTTGCGTTCCACTTCGCTGTGCGTTGGTTGGGGACGTGCATCCACCGACCGCTTACTCTGTCGATCACATCGAACCCATCATTGACGGGCACGATGATGCATCCCTTGTAGCCTGTCGGCACTCCGATTTTTACTTGCTTCATTTGGTTTCTCCTTGGTTGCGGTTTCTTTCACTCATTACTTCACGGGCGATGTCGGCGTAGGCTGTGCGCCTTGCCAGCTTCTCTTTGGCATACACGTTTCGCAGTTGGCTGTCTGTGCATTGTTCGCAGTAGCCTCGGAACTCTCGCTTGTCCTGCTTTGTCATTTACCTTCTCCTTGGTTTTTAAAGTCATCGAACAACATCTCTGCATAGTTTGTCGTAGGCACACGGCCCACGGGTAACTGCTTGAGCTCCATGATCTCCTCGGCGAACGCAAGCGTGAGGAACTCCGTCACTGCTGTGGATGCTTTGGAATAGCTCAGCTCCACGGGGTTCTGTGATTTCACTCCCCAACTGTACGACCGCACACCTGACGCCGCGCACATGAGGCCCAGTGTTGCCTTGAGGAAGTTGGCATACTTAGTCTCCTCGGGCTGGTCACTGCGCATGAGGTCTAACACCTTGTCACGCACGGCGTACCAGTCAGCTCTGGTTTTCTGTTTCTGCTGCTGCCATGTCTCGTGCTCGGGGCTCCCCACCTCGTAGTTGTAGCCATACCCCACCCACGTCGGCTTGTGGTTCGCCGCTTTGTTGAACAGCTCCATGTCTACGTACGCACGCTCAACCTCTGCGGTCTGGCCCCCGTACACACGCTCCGTTCTCGTCATCGTTCCGAGCGTGTCGGCGAGCATGTCCTTGGGCAGCATCAGTATCTTCGCCGCCTCGAACGGGTCGTCCTCGTTGGACTTCTCGCGCTCTTGTGTGAGCAGTGAGACCATGCCCTTGTGGTAGCCGATCATCTCCTTGTACTTGGCCCTAACATTGTTAGCCTTGGCGCGGTTGGGTCTCCATACGTGCACACCCTCAGCGTTCCTTACTTCCCACTTACCCGCACGCCCCGGCTCCACTGGCACGCGCAGCAGCTCGATGCTCTGGCCTTGCTTCAACGGGTGCTTGATGAAGTTGGCCCCACTGTTTAAGCGCAGCACCACCATGCCCTTCGTTCTGTTCGCGCTCGTATCGGCGAGCAGTCCTTCGATGAACGCACATGTAAACGATGACGGCCACTTGCCCGGCGTGACCACCACACCACCGTCTTGTTTGTATGTCACCACCGGGGTTTCGTAGAGCACGCACTCGATGCTGCCCTCGGTGTTCTCACGTATGAACATGTGCGTGTCCTTGCGTGCACCCAATGGCTTGAACCCCATACGCCTACCGCTTCGCAGTGGCTTGATCTGGTCGTGGTACTTCTTGGCACCTTCGTAGCTGTACAAGTACGGCAATCTTCCTGTCGATGCAAACATATCAATTCTCCTTGTTGAGTCTATAAACCTTGATCTGTTTCAAGGTCGGGTGGCTGGTCTGGTATCGCTTCTTGGCGAGCTCCATCGTTGCGCATTCGAGCGTCTCGGCAATCCACATGCCGAACCTTGCGCTCCAGCCTGTGACGTAATATCTGTTGAGTCCGCTCATGCGTTCTCTCCTTGCCAGTCTTTGCACTCGCACAGGGCTTCGTCCCCTGTGCGGTAGGTGGGGCAGCTCCGCATGTGCATGAGCTTGTGCCCGTGATAAATGAACGTGTCAATCATCTTGGCGTGGTCATGCAGTTGCTGCGTTACGTTTGTGTACAGCTTGCTGGCCATGACCAACTGCTCGGGCGTGGTCTCGGGGTTGTTCATCAGCAGGGGCAGGCTGTCCTCCATGAGGCGCACGTTCTTGCGTATGCCGTCCCACTTGCGCATGAGCATGGCTTTGCGTAGGTTGCTGCTCCCGTACATCCAGCTAGTCGGCTTGATCTCACTTGCTTTCATACACCCTCCAGCAGCCCGAGGGCTAACAATGTTAGGAACACTGCGGCGAGCACCGCGAAGCAGATGTAGAGCACTCTGTCCCCCATGGACTCCTTGTGCGTTGGTATGGGCTCCGCTGGCCCGGTGTAGAGTTTGGGAGCGGGTGTGGACACGGGCGCGGGTTTGGTGTCGTTTGTGTGCTTTGTCATGAGCGTGTCTGCTTCTGGTTGGTGTTGCGCAGGGTGGTGGGTGCACTCTGGGGGGTGACGTATTGGTAGTTACCCTTGCCGTACTCTTGGACAACGCACCAGCTCATGCGCTCCATACGGGCGGCTTCTTCGCCGCAGAACTTGCACAGGCGGTAGCCGAGGGACCAACGCTCGATGTGCACATCGTCGCCGCACTCGCGGCATTCTTTCCAATCATGATCGACTGACATATCTAACCTTTCTGATTACTCTGATATACCTAACATTGTTAGGTGGGGACTGGAGGGGCTTGGCGCGTTACGCTTTTCTCCCAACCAGCTTATATTGTAACACATAATAACACCCAAGTCAAGCGATCTAGTCTTGGCCGAGACTAGAGTCGAGGTCGGTTTCCGGTGGTCATGCAGGTGTTTTCTTCTTTCTGCGCTTGTCCGCTGGGCGGGGTTGGGGCAGGGCAGCAAGTGGTTGGTCGCCCCATGCGTCCATAAGCAGCTCGGGGACCCCTCTCTCCGTGTCAGCCTTCGTGTGTTCGTAGATGGCACGGCGCATAAGTGACGAGCAGGGCAGCAGGGTGTCTCGGGAAAGTTGGTCAAGGGGGGCGCGGTCTGTGGGCAAGAGGGTCAGGACGATGGTGCGGTCGCGGGTTATGCGGGTGGGGAGTTGGGGGTCAGCACGGAGCAGGGCGGTGATGTTGGGTGCGCGGTAGGTGTGGGGGGCGTGGGTGAAGGCGTTGATGGCATCGCGCACGGTGGATGCAATGGTGAGCTTGTGGGTGGCGGCGTAGTGCTTAACCTGCTTGTGCAGCAGGGCGGTGAGGTTGACGCTAACAATGTTAGATAGGCGGAAGGGTTCGAGGGGTCGCATTGTGTACTCCAGTTAGGTACGTTTTGATGAGGCTAGAATCGTAACATATGTTGGGTATGGGGGTCAAGCGTGTTACGTAACGCTGCATTCCATATAATTGGAAAACGTAACACGCTAAGTTGTTGATTTGATTAGGGAAAAAGTGTGTTGGGGGGTATATATGTTTTAAAATTAAAGAAAATAAAGTTGAACAATGGTTTTTTTCTTTTTGAACTTTGCCCGGATGCTTCGCGCTTGCTGGAAGGCCTTGCCGATCTCAGAAAAAAAAGTCCACTCTCAATTTTTAAAACGCATAACATCTAACGATCTAGCATTCATGCGGGTTTCAAGAGGTTTTTTGGCCTTGAAAACGTAACGCGGAATTTCACAAAGCCCCCCAAAAACGTAACGCGCCTCGCTACTGCCGACCAGAGAACGGTCATCGGAAAAATTTAGGTCAGAGCCCGAAAAAACGTAACGCGCTGTTTTTGCCCTCACTGTCAAGAGTTATATGTAACGCCGCTACTGCCGACCAGAGAACGGTCATCAGGTGTAAGTCTCTGGTTTCGTGTTACGTTTTTAATTAGTTCAAAATAGTCAAGCCCAGCCATCGAAAACCGATACCAAAGGACGCAAAAAAGCCCCACCTAACAATGTTAGGCAGGGCCAGACGTGAAAAAGCCCGAGACTAGCTCGGGCCTTGGAAGGTGGAAGGGTCAGCCGATACAGAACCCAGCCATTTGGCCGACCCGCGAGGGGGCCTGTGGTTTCGCGTTGGGGAAGTTGGTTTCGAACCATGTACGGGCATAACCCACACTGAAGAAACACGCATATTTGCGGCCATTGGGCGCAGTGATGATTTTCGGGTTGATGGTCATTCTGAATTCTCCTAACAATGTTAGGGGGGCCAAAGCCCCCCGGTTACTTACAGCATCGACAAATCAACGCCCAAGGCAATCAACGCACCACCGATTTTCGTAAGGGCTTCGCTTTCCTTGTCGCTGAGGGACTCAGCCCGTTTGCCAGCCTTATAGAGCAAAGTCAATTCATCAACGAACCGACGAGTCATCGAACGGGTTTCGCGAGTGTTGCCGCCTTCGGACTCGCCTTCGACCTTGTCAGCACTTGCAGGTGCGCTTGCGCCTTCAATGTATTCTTGCCCATACTTGCGCACACGCGCCCAAATGGTGGAAGGGTTTGAATGCTGAGCAGCCTTGAGCACAACGAACAGCGCTTTCTTTTCGGCATGCACCAGCTTTGCAGAATCCGAGGAATCATTGTGCTCGACAAGATACCATTCAGCAGGGAGGAATGAGCAGAGAGCTTGAGCATAAGTGCGTTCAGCACCATAAGCGCGGACAAGGGCTTCGCCGACTTGAATCCGCAGGGATTCGATGGAAGCACCAGAAACAGAAGTGATATTGATATCAGACATTTTCTAACCTTACTCTAACAATGTTAGGGAAACCGCCTAACCACCGGATGCCGAACCCTTTGTTCAACATGACTCTAATGTAGCATAACGCACCACACAATGCAAGCAGAACGTGAACAATAAATACCTAACATTGTTAGGCTATGACCAAAGGGCAAGACCAAATCAGCTCCAGAAATTTTCGAAAAAACCGTAAAGCCAAGACCCACCGGTACGCCACCCCCCAAATAGGCCAAAAGGGGACCCGAAAATCACTACACACAGCGGAGCTCAAACGATCACTCGGTTTCAAATTTGGCCAGTATTTCGTGGTACGGTTTTAATTTTGTTATTCCAAACTTGTGATTTGCCAATACAGGAAACACCCCCCATACCAAAACAAACGGGTCGGCCCAAAAAATTTTTGCAAAAATTTTGAGTTTGATGTTACATTTCACGTCATCCTTTTCATTGGTGCGGTTACCCGATGATCCATATTGAGCCAGTGGCAGACGTCCCTCTGCCGTTTGATCTATCCGATGAGCAGCCCAAGACTCATGCGGATGCCATCTCTGTTGCTGTGAACACTGCTGACCTGATTGGACAATTAGGCGGCTCGATCGACTTCACAAGCGACGACCTTGCCAAAGCAACCAACCTCATCAGCGGCACCAAGAAGAACGGTGCGCCCTCGCACGTCAAGCTGTCGGGCGAGGCTGCTGCTGCGTCTGCAGTCATAAAGCGGTTCGACTTCCAAGCTTTTGCCGATGCCCAGCAGGCGCGGAACTTTGTCACGAACAAGCTCATCCAGATCGCAGACTGCGGTGACACCAAGCTCGAGCTCAAGGCGCTGGAGCTGCTCGGCAAGCACAGTGACGTGGGGCTGTTCACCGAACGAAGCGAGATTACTGTGCACCACACAACGTCCAACTCTCTGGAGCAGTCGATCAAGGAGCGCGTCAAGCGCCTGCTCAACTCAGAGGTTACGGACGTCACTCCGCTGGACGATTTGGACGAGCAGCTTGGACCGCCGATCGACATCGAGCCGATCAGGTACGAGGAGAAGGACGTAGACCCCGAAGACCCGGACGCTGGGGGCGACGGCAAATGAGTGAAACGTCACTCAAGGATATCGAGACTCTACTGAACAGCGGCAAGCTGTCAGATTCCGACATGCGGGTGCTCGAGGCGCAGCTCATCAAGCTGGAGCAGTTGAAATCCCGCGAGTTGAGCCAGACGAAGTTCATCAAGTTCGTGGAGAAGGTGTGGCCCACGTTCATTTCTGGGCGACACCACAAGCGGATGGCTGAAGCTTTCGAGCGAGTGGCCAACGGAACGTGCAAACGGCTGATCATCAACATGCCACCCCGGCATACCAAGTCAGAATTCGCGTCTTACCTGCTGCCCGCGTGGTTTTTGGGCAGGTTTCCACAGAAAAAGATCATCCAGTGCTCGAACACAGGCGAGTTGGCGGTGGGTTTTGGCCGAAAAGTGCGAAATTTGGTGGATTCTGAGGTCTACCACGACATTTTTCCCGAACTTTCGCTCTCAACCGACTCCAAAGCGGCGGGCCGGTGGAACACATCCAAGGGCGGCGACTATTTTGCGATCGGCGTGGGCGGTACGGTGACTGGTAAGGGTGCTGACGTACTCATAATCGACGACCCACACTCCGAACAAGAGGCTGCGATGGCCGCAGTCAACCCCGACATCTACGACAAGGTGTACGAGTGGTACACGTCAGGTCCGCGTCAGCGTCTGCAGCCGGGCGGGGCGATCATTATGGTGATGACGCGCTGGGCTCAGCGGGATTTGACTGGCCAAGTGCTCAAGTCTGCTGCTCAGCGCGGCGGTGAGGAGTGGGAGGTCATCGAGTTCCCGGCCATCCTGCCTTCGGGTAATCCCTTATGGCCAGAATTCTGGTCCAAGGAGGAGCTCGAAGCGCTGCACGAAGAATTGCCCAACGCCAAGTGGCAGGCGCAGTACCAGCAGAACCCCGTGGGCAACGAGTCCGCGATCGTCAAACGAGACTGGTGGAAGTGGTGGGAGAGTGACGAGCCTCCTCGCTGTGACTACATCTTGCAGACATGGGACACGGCGTTTGAGAAAACACAGCGGGCCGACTACTCCGCTGGGACGACGTGGGGGGTGTTCATAAACGATGAGGACAACTCGCTGCCCAACATCATCTTGCTCGACACATATAAGAAGCGTGTGGAGTGGGTGGACCTGAAAAAGGACGTGCTGGCGCAGTACCGCGACTGGGAGCCGGACGGCATGTTGATCGAGAAAAAGGCATCCGGGGCTCCTCTAATATATGAGCTGCGGGCCATGGGCATACCCGTCCAAGAATACACCCCGGGCAAGGGGCAGGACAAAATTGCCCGTTTGAACTCGGTCTCAGACATAATTGCGTCGGGGAAAGTGTGGGTTCCGCGCACTCGATGGGCCGAAGAGCTCGTTGATGAGATCGCTGCATTCCCGTCCGGGGAGCATGACGACTTGGTAGACGCCACAACTTTAGCCCTTATGCGGTTCCGCCAAGGTGGGTTCTTGAGACTGCCTTCCGACGAGCCAGAGGAACAACGGTATTTTCGCCGACAAAGCAGCGGCTTCTATTAAGGATTCGACATGGCAGCATCAGATATGGTCCCCGGTATTGGCGGCGCTCCCCTTGGGATGGGCTTTGAAGATATCGTGCAAGACGACACTCCAGCGATTGAGATTGAGATTGAGAACCCAGACGGTGTGAGGATCGGCGTCGATGGGGTAGAGATTGACCTCATGCCCGACGAAGAAACGGCGGAAGATTTCGGTGCCAACCTCGCAGAGTTCATGGACGATGGCGAGCTGGGCAAGCTGGCCGACGACCTCTTGGGTGAGTTTGAAGCCGACATTGCCAGCCGCAAAGAGTGGGTGGACATGTATGTCAAGGGCCTCGAGGTCCTTGGCATGAAGTACGAAGAGCGCACCGAGCCATGGACTGG